TCAGAATTTGTACACCATATTGTCCTCATACTCGCCTTGGTAGTTAAGAGCCGTCTTAATTGCTACCCGCTGCGCGCCATCGAACGCCTGCCAGTTATCCACCTTATCTTGTTGCATGTACTCAATAAACCGCACAAACTCGCTCTTAGTGGACGAGAAGAAGATATATGGCGGGCGGGTGATGTTGATTAATCGCAAGAAGTCGATTAAATCAAAGTAATGCGCCTGTTTGTAACTCTCTTGTTTGGTGCATAGGTAAGGTGGATCTAAAACAAATACTGCCCGCGGGTCGGCTGCGAAGCGTGGTAGTAGTGTATGAAACGACTCTGAGACCACCTCTACGCCATCCAAATAACCGTCTGCAGAGGGATAGTCCGACTGGCGTAAGCAATGCCAAAAGTCCTTGGCACACAACTCCTCAAACGTGCTGATCTGTTGCCCAGAAAACAACAGCCAGCTAGTTAGCGTAGCAAGGTCAACATAGCCGTCAAACGCTTTAATGGTGTCAATAATCTGCGCCTTGAGCGCTTTATCGGTGATGCGCTTTTGACGTGGGATATCCACTAACAACGCCGCAATTTGCGCCCGCAAGCGGTTAATGTCGTCGATATGCTTAATGCGCTCGGCATATCCGTCAAAGTCGTTGTAAATCACACGGGCGCGAGGTTTAAGCTGTTTTGCGGTGTGACTAAGCAAGCCCGAGCCACCGAATGTGTCAATAATCGTCCAGCCCTCACCATCACCCGGAATCTGCTCGTTTAAAATCGCTTTAAAGTGATTTAAAAAGTTGCGCTTTTGACCGACAAACGGTAATGGGGCTTGCTTAAAGTTTCTTTTGGCTTGATTTGCCATAGTTTTTTCCTTCTTATCTATGGCGTTCCGGTGTTCTTGACACTCCGACACTCAAATCAAGTTAATTAATATGGTTAATGGTTTTACAGCGACTACATTTGATTTCTAAATGTTTCACTGTGCCGACTTTTGCCAATAATTTGTTGCAACATTGGCAACGGATCTCTTTTAAATTCTGCATATACTTTCCCATTTTTAGCGGTTTTGTTAAAATACCGCCTGCCTCGCGAGGTAGGCGGCATATAGCTATATGCAGGCTTATTCTGCTTAGCTGGCATTATCCGTGTTCCCGCACAGATAGTGTCGCCGTCTTTATTCCTGAACTACATCTAAATCATTTGTACAATCTGCATAAAACGTACCATCCGCATTATGCCAGTGGCTAGGTGGTAACTCATCACCGTTATGCTCAACGATTAATAATTTGCCAAATGGGCTTGTATATACAACTTTTCCTTTATTGTCATTGCGCAATGTAACATCTGTGCTTTGGCTTTCGTAGATACGTTGTTTTAATGCGTAGCCTTCCAGTTCCCATAACTTAGCAAATGCGTTTTCATAGGCGATATTTCGGCCTATTTGTACATCGTAGTTATCTTTGCTAACGCAAGCACTTGTGCCAACTAACTGAAACCCATTTTTTAAAGTAATGGTACAGATGGTGAGTAAGCCTTGATGAACGTATTCAGCGTTGTCCACTAAACTGTTTAAATATTCGGTTGTTAATTTGTTCATTTTCCTTATCCTTTTTTAAAAATCGCTGCTAGTTGATTTGGGCTAAAACGCCAACCTTGAGTTTTACCGGTGACTGCGTTAAAACACCACTCAGAACAAAAATATTTACTGCGTTTTTGTTTAATACCTAGTATAATACCGATAGCTCCCCACCAATCGTATTTACTCCCTTTTGTAGAGTTAAAATAAAACTCAACCTCGGCCTCGCTAACACCATCAAGCAACACTAAATCCCACTTATCTCTTTCGGTGAGATCAATCTCTTTACAACGCCCCCCGCCATCACGAATAGATGACGAATAACAGTCATAATGGAGCTCATACTCGTAGTGATGGCCTGATGTGTACTCAATACGCTCAACTGCAATCTCGCAATGAGAGTAAGGCCCTTTTGTCAGTTTACGGGTGAGCCAGTCTGAAAAACGCGCCAAAAGCGCGGTGGGTTTAAATCCTGTTTTTTTGCCTTTATAAAGTGCTAAATAAACATTAGCCATTATTATAAGCCTCCATCAAGTGATCCATTTGTTTGATAATGTCATCATAGATTGACTGCATTTGCTCAAGCGTGAGATTAGGTGCTTTTAGCTCATACTTACGCATACGCTGATTAGCCAGCTCAACTAGTAGTTTTTCAAGCCCAGCAGCTTGCATTAAGATAAGATTTGTCGCAGCCTTATTATCCAGCCCAGCACGTAGAGCAAAATCGGTGATATAACGACTGCACTCGCCTTGATAATTCGCGGATTTGTAGGCTTCTGCTGCCGCTTGACGCTCACGATACTCACTTTCAAAGCGAGTCCACGTGCTATAAATTGTTGCCGCGTGGCTGTCAATTTGCTCGATTAGGCGGTTGCGCTTTTCCGTTAAAAGTGCGGTCAATTTTTCGGTCGAAATTTCCCATTTTAAAGTATCAAAATTTAACTCATGTGCGTCACTTGGTTGTGGGGCAACTAAAACTGGATTACCTTGCTTATTGGCAATAATTTGTTTACCAGAGGCTTGCCCTTCGAGTAAGTTTTGATAGGATTCTTCGCTAATTTCCGTCGCGTCTGTTGGAATTAGGTGTAAGCCCTCTATATAGAATCCATTTGTGGTTTTGTCGTAAAAATACATTTTTTAAACCTCATTAATATCCAATAGCAAACCAATCCGCCGATGAATCAATAGGCAAAGTGGAATTAATTTTAAATGTGAATTTTGAATTAGTTACATTAAGCGCTGCCAAGTGTGTAGCATGATTGTTTACTGTCCGCATCTGATTCTCTGTCAATTGAATATTTAAAACCTTATTTGGAAATGCGATAGGAAAGACTATATCGGTGCTATTTTCGTCGTGGACTACAGGTGTTTTGCCCCATTGTAAAATTAGCCCATTAGGCAATTTAACCCATCCTGTCTGTCCCCATTGAGAGCGATAATCGCTAGTCTGCACGGAGTTGTTAAGAGATTTGCCGCTTGAGGAGCGAACATCTCCAGCACTATTAAAGTCGCCATTATGCTCAAAAGCCCACAACCTGTTAGCGCCATTATCCTCAATAAGATGGATAATCCCTCGCCCAAAACCATCACCTGCACCTTGCTTGGTCGTGTAACCAAATGAAAATCCAGCGCCATAACGTCCTTTTGAGCGTACTAAACCTTTGACAAATGGATGATACGTATCACGGTCTTGCGACCCTGTAGTCTCAACCATAAACGGCGCACCGCTGGTATATTGATTAGCATAAGCGCCATACCCAAAATGTTTCGATGAGATACCCACGGAATATAAAATGCCAGTTAATCTATCACCAGATTTAGATACGCGACCATTTGCATTATTATTAGCATTATCAGCTGTCTCTTTAGCATCAACGCCTTTGTCGTAAGCGATTTTGACTGCCTTTGGTGTTGCCACGCCATTTTCATCATTGCTTGTTACAGATGATGATCTGCTTTTTAATGGTATGTAGTTATTCATTGCAAGGCGTAAGGTGGCAAGGCCTTGTTCTAGTACTTTCCCCGCTTTAGCTGTTAAGCCGAGCTCTTCGCTGTCCAACCCCGTATCACTCGTCAACCGCACTTCGCCTTTTTGCGTTGTGCTGGCGGATTTACGGTTATCATCAATGATTTTTACAATCGCTTGATATAGTTGCGTTTGTTGTTCTTGCTTAGGAGTAAAACCAGCCTTCTCTAACACATAATGAGCCTCAGCTTGCACGTCGCGCACACGGTCTTGCACGTCGTTCAGCCACGTATCTGTCACACGTGTTCCTTGCTCGCCAGTTGCTGGATTGCCGGCGTGAAAGCGCTTGTCAGCGGAATTAATTTCGGGTAGTAACGTTTTCATTTTGTCTCTCTATTGATATGCAAAATAGCAGTAGGTATGGGCGGGTTTTAAATCGCGGAAGAACTCCTCAATAATGGGGTCTCCAAACTCAACCAGGTGATCACCGGCAAATGAACTACCTGCGCGGAAATACACGATATTGTCGTCGCCGTTTAAAACCGTGACTCGCCACATATAAATCAAGCTCTCGCGTGGCTCATTGCGAAATTGCACCAGGTCACCTGGATTAGGCAAATCATTTTGTAAAGGCGAAAACTCTTTAATTTGGATTTGATAACCGATACTTTCGGCGATGCGGGTAAAGTATGGGATAGACAAGCCGCCAACGGCATTAAGTTGCACGATGACGCGTTTAACGCGCTCTTGATAAGACTTGCTTAAATCCGTTTTAATCCCGCAAATACGCTCCCAATCGGATAACATTTGGTTTGAGGTGGCAGGCTCAATTGCGGCCAATACCTCTTCTGCACTTTGTTGTAAGCGGTCAAATGCACTACCGTCCACTTCACATTGTGCGATAAAGTGTTCGCCATTGATGTTATAACTCACGGGCGGATAAAGCTGTTTCAATACGTTAGCGTGTTGCATTAAGCCATCTCCGTCACAGTCACCTCGCCAAGGCGGAACCATTCAATTTTGTTGACAATATCCGCTTTTTGGTTAGCTGTTGGCGCAATAAAACGGCGGTCAACCACACCGATTAAGTTATTCACCACCGCTTCGCATTGGGACACAATCAAGTCATCTCCAGGGATTAAACCATTAAAATAATCCCGTAATGCATTGTTAATGGCGGTTTTAATGTCATTTAATGCCACACCGCTGATTTTAACCTGGATGTTAAAGTTGACTTTTGTCACATCCGGTTTAACGACCTTGCTTTCTTTTGCCGTGACCGGGCGTTCTTGGTCGATGTATTCTTGCGCGCGACGTACCGTATCATCACTTGGCACGCCGTTATCGGCCGTAATCGCAATATCAACTGTACCGAGCCCTCGGCGTAGCGGGTAAACATACGCTTGTTCAACGCCATCCACCTCTAACGCCCAGTCTTTGTAATCGTATTTATTGCCACCTGCAGCAGGTCGGCGGATTTTATTAAGCAAACGCTCCAACAATGAGCTATCGCTTTCGGCATTGGTCGCACCTACCACGTCATTTAGTACAACATCCGTGCTCACGCCAACAGGCGCTGCCATAAACGATCCTTTTGTAGCAGTTTTAATGTTTTGTACCGCGCCAGTAGCAAGGGAGCGCACCGCAACAACTGCAGTGCCACCGGAGGAAATCACCGCACTTTCGGTTGTCTCATAAAAACGCCCATCTTCGGTTTTGATTTGTAGTCCTACGGCAATTACAGCATCAGGATTGCCACTAATAGTGGCACCTTTGCCTGCAGCATAAGTGGCGTTGCGACGGCGCAAACCGCGCAATCCTGCGTGTTTTTCTAAAAATTCAGTGTCGGCAGTGTCAGGGAAAAACTGTTTAATTAGCCATTTTTGATGTGCATAAATCCCTTCTGCACAGGCGGCCAAACTACTGGCACGTGCATAAGCGTCACTGTCTTCGGACGTGTCGGCATTTGGGTAATAAGTTTGGTAATCCCGCAGAATACTGGCACGGATTTCTTCGAGAGTTGGCACGATAAACACGATTTAAACACCTTTTAAATGACGTTTACGGGGTGTTTAAAAGTGTATTGTTCGCCCCGGCTGTCGGTTACAGAAATAGAAAGAATCACTTTGCCGTTGTGCAGTTGTTCATGCGTTACAATGATTTCACTTGCGCGAGCATCATCAATTAACGGCTGTAACGCCTCTTCGGCATATTGTTGCGCCAACATGCCAACATGGCTTAAGTCTTTTTCCCGTTGAATAGTATGGAGCAGAGAACCTACACGCCCATTTGCCCACCACGAGCCTAATGGCGTAGTTAATCTGATATACACGGCATTTTGCAGTGTACTGATATGCGAATTTGTATAGTCCCCGGTAAGCGGGCTGATTTCTCTGTCCATGCTGACAGAGTAAAATAAAGGGGAAAGAAAAAGGCGGGGAGAGAGTTCTACACCGCCTTTTATTTGATTATTGAGGTTTTCCGGTTACGCCACCACTATCACCGCGGTGAGTGTGATTAATAAGGGATTTACCATTAGCAGTCACATCGCCGTCAGTTGTGAAACTGCCACCGGTTTGCGTCACATCACAGCTAAATGTCGCACCGGAACCACCTTGAATTGCCATACCGCCATTACCGTTAAATTGCCCTTGCGCGGTAAATACGCGGTCTGTCTCAACAAGCGGGCTACTAATTTCGACTTTAGTAGAGGCTGTGATTTTTAATATATCACAATCAATTTCAATTAAGCGACCCTGTTTTAAAATAATTGTGCTTCCGCTTTCGTCATAAACAGCGGTCTCGCCCGATTTTAAATTTTTAACCCTAAAAGAACCGTTTTCTGTGGCAATCACAATAGAGTGGGTCGTTTCGCCCCCCATGGGCAATACCACCACTTGCGTTCCCGCAGGCGGCACAGACGTTAAGCCGAATTGTTGCATCAGTTCCACGTCTTGTAAGGTTTCATCTGCCAATCCGGACACCTGCACTTTTTGGATATTGTCCGCGCTTTTGACTAAATTCAACTTTCCGCGAAAGGCTTGGCGTACTGCGCCCAAGGCGCTTTCTGTGTGTTGTCTTATTGCTTGTCCCAATCGTCTCATACTAATCCCCATCCAATACAATCAAATTGCCTTTATTTTTCTTGCCTTTTTTACCTTTTCGCTTACGTGCCTCTTTCGATTTATTTGTATAAGCGTCAGGCGTCCACACACCGTCTTGTTTTAAGCGCAGTTCCGTGGTTGTTCCGCCTTGTCGGCTCAAGGCAAAACGACGGCCCATCAGAAAGAAAATCGCGTCAATATCGTATTCCTCACAAATCACATGCACACGTTGCCCCGGTGACCACAACACGCCATCCTGTGTTTTGTGGTCAGGCACGGTAATCGTCAAAGTAAAACTGTTTAAAATACTGTCCGAAATGTATTTCTTTGCCCATTTTTTCAGAGCTTCTAAGTTTTCCACATCTGGCACAATCACGGTTTTCGGCTTGTAGGTCTCAACAGCATCATCTTTAAACACCCATTTCAGATCGTTTTTATTGTCATCACCGCTTCGCCCGTGCCGTTGCGCCAAAAACGTGATTTCTGAAAAGCTTTGCGACACGTCGGTAGTTAGGCTTGCCTGCGTGAAATTGTTGCGTTTGCCGTTTTTCGCACAACACAATGTCGCCACCGGAGGCGTAGAGTAATCCGCACCGCCCACAATCAACGTGCCGGCAGGATCAAACCATGCGTGCAACCCCGCCGAATTAGCACAATGGATAAGTGCATTCCACGCGGTTTCACCAATGTCGATGTCAACTTTATCTAACGTTGGATTAGATTCGGCACGCAATTCGACTTTTTTAATGCCTAGCGGCTCCACTATTTTTTTAATCGCATCTAACACCGTCAAACCTTTAACATTGGTAATCGGTGCGGAGCAATCCACTAAAATAGACGCTTTGTCGCGCCCATTTAAACTAAAAGTGCGGTCGGTTTTTGAAATAGAATGTTGTGTCGTGTCAACAATGCCCGTCAGTACAAGCTCACCGTTAATCAGCACTTTTGCCGTTTTACCGGAATAATCCGCCAGCACGGTATTGTCTGATGGTACACCAACGCTTAAATTAAACGCGTCGGCAGGAATTAAGAAATCACTGTCAATGTCGTAGCTTTTCCAGTTTTTGTGCTGTTTGCCGTCAATCTCAACCACAATCTCATTGTTAAATGGGTAGCCGTTATTTTGCGTAGCCATTGAGTACCTCGCCACGTGCGATAAAGTTAGGGTAACGGATTTGCGGATTCAGCCGCAACAGCTCACCTGCGCGGGTGTAGTCGCCATAAAAGGCATGTGCCACTTGCTGAATCGTGCTATCAAATTCTACCGTGCGAATAATTAAAGGCGGTTTGCGATTAATCGCCGCCAAGGCTAACTGCGTTAATTTATGGCTTTGTTGACGCAGTTTTTCTGCCGTTTTGTAAGCCTGAGTATAAAGCCCCGTATTTGGTGTTTGCAGTTGTCTTGCGCCTGTTTGTTTTTTCGCACTTAATGACATCAAGCCAAAATCATCTTTAACGTAATGTAATGTCATCGCGTTTTGCTCCGCTTGCACTAACGCACGCACGGTATTCAACGTTGCCAAGGCTTGCAAGCGCGATTCTGTCACAACGTAGTCAATCTCGGACGGAATCAACGAATCGTCCTCAATAAACTGCGTAGCGATTTTTAACACATTCGCCGTCGCCAACAACTGTACGGCACAGAAGACTTCTTTAGTATCCTGCGCCGTCAAGGATGACGTTAATGATTTCAGGGTATTTGATTTGCTGTTTTTGCCATTGCTTAAATTCGGTGCAATTTCTAATAGGCTTTTCACGGTGCGAGTGACCTCATCAAATTTTGCTCGCACGGTTAGGTCATCACGGTTGGCAATGGCCGTTAAGCCATCTCGAATCATGCTCGCCATCTCACGCACCGCATTGCCGCCTTGTTGTTTAAACGCCTCTTTAGACGTCGGTGTATTTACTGAGATAGCATGCTTTTTTTTGTCCATGTCAAACATATCGCGCACCTGCTCAAAACAGCCGTAAAGCGCGCCAAACGAGCCTAATAAGCGTGATTTGACATTAGCGACAAAAGAGATCCCCTCCATAAAGGTGCCATATAGCTCCAATACATCATCCACCAAGTCTTCGAGTTTAGTTAATAACTCATCAATCAAGCCAAGCACAGAAAAGTTAAACAGGAAGATCGGTTTTGCTGGTGTGGCCTCTTGGAAACTTAAACTGACCGTGACATAGTCCACAAAATCCGCTTCATGGTGAAAATAAGCCGAGGTGCAAAGCATATTTTGCAAGCGACCACGAATCGGATGCACTAATACCGCCGCACCTTG